GAACACGCGCTCCTTCTGCACGTCATACGTGTAGTTCATCGCGCCGGCGGTTGCAGCCAGCGGGATCACGAAGTCCTCGCTGTAGTCGTCGGCCGCCTTGTTGATCGGGTGCAGGCGCAGTTCGCCCGCCAGGTCCAGCAGGCTCGTGCCGACGCCCGTGGTCACGATCGCCTTCGACGTCGAGGACACGCCGCCCGAGAGCGTGGCGCCCGAGAGCGTGATGTCGGCCGGCACCGAGGTTGCGAGCGCGAACGTGTTGCCGTCGGCCGTGTTGCTGCGGTAGGCGATGTTCACGTCCGAAGCGCTGGCGACATACGTCGCCACCGCCAGCGCCGGGTCCGTCGAGGCACTCAGGGCCGCGGCGATGTCCTGCGCCTGCGCTGCAGTCGATGCGCCGATCTGGATTTCGGTCGAGGCCGACGCGTTGGCGCGGAAGGTGAACAGCACACCGCCCACCGTGAGCGTATCGCCATCGACCGGCAGCGTTGCCACCGTAATCTTGCCCGTTGCGGGCGAGCCACCGCTGCCCGTGAGCGTTGCGCCCGGCATCGTCTTCACGAGGTTGTCGACGGTCGTTTCCACCAGCGGCGTCTTCACCGTCACATCGCGGCTCATGATCGTCTCGTTGACGGTCGTCTGGCCGAACTGGTCCACGTTCGTCTTGTGGGTGTTGGTCGTGACGGCCACCGTCACACCACCCTGGGTGTAACCCAGGTCCTGCCCCTTGTAGAAGATGGAGCAGATGCCCATCTTCACGTTCTTGGTATCACTTGCCACCTGAAACTCCTTTGCAAAGAGGTTTGAACGGAGACAGTAAGTCACACGTTACTAAATCATACTGGAAGCACATAGGCACAGTCAATGTTAGCCACGAACTCGACCAGCCCGCTGGCGGGGATCGGGTAGCTCACCGGCAGCGTGCGCGGGCGCAGATACTTCACCAGCATCGGCCCGACCTGCGTGTCACCCTTGATGTTAAGCACGGCCATTGCCTGCGTGATCAGCGCCCTCGTCTGCGCATAGCCCGCGCCGCGCGCGACCAGCGCAAACTCGCCCTTGTAGTAGCCCGGCATCTCCGGGTTGATGACCGTGCCCTTGTAGCTGGCCTTGAGCAGGATGCCGCTGTCGCCCACCCGCATCTCGTTGATGAAAATGCTCTGCGCCTGGACGCCGCAGCCGTTTTGCTCGAGCAGCGCGGCGATCGGTTCGAGTTCCATTACGCGATTCTCCTCATGATGCTGAATCCTTCACGATCTGCTTGACCTTCTTGCCCATCTCGCCAATCCGGGAGCGCATCGCGCGCTCCATGAACTTGCCCCCGACCTTGCCCGAGCCGCCATCCTTGGCGATCGACCCTTCGTCGAGGTGAAAGGCGCCCGTGCCGTAGGGCGCAAGCCCCTCGTGCATGATGACCGCGTATTCGGAGACCGGCTTGCCGTCGCTGTCGATCGCGGTCGGGTCCACCTGGATGGCGATCTGGATGCGGTTGTTGATGCCGCCGCGGTCTTCGACGGCCTCAATGGCGTTCTCGAGGTCGCCGTCCTTGTGCGGCGCGTTCTCCTTCGCCAGCTCGACGATGTTGTCGGCCTCCTCGCGCATCACCGCGAGGATCTGCCGGCTCGAGCGCGCGCCGATCTGGTTGAGCTTGACGGCAAGCAGCTCCGGGTTGAAGTTGCTTTTGACTAGACCCACGGCGCACCCCCGGCGAGGTAGTGGTCGAGCACGCCCATCGTGCTGAACTGCGGCTCAAGCGAGACGATGCGCAGCACCTGGCCCGCCACCGTGAGCTGGCTGCCGAGCGCCGCGATGGTCGCGGGCGTGAGCATGATGCTGGCCGTGACGTTCGTGTCCTCCGCGTGCGACTCCGAGCCCGAGAGCTGCGCGCGCGAGTTGGTGGCCTTCGCCTCCGCCTTGAGCGAGGCCACCGCGCAGCGCTCGGTGACCGGCGTGCCCGGCACGTCTTCGCCATAGAGGTTGCGCGCACTGTTTGGCGCGATCAGGCACGTCATGTTCGGCTGGAACATGGCCTACCCCACCAGCGCGAGCGTCGCGCCCGAGTTCGGATGAAACACCTCGTCGCGCATCGACAGGTATGACGGGTGCGTGCCCCCGGCAAGCGAAAGGAGCTGCCCGTGACCGTCATGGGAGGGGTCCGGGTAGCTGACCTGCACCTGCGACGCCCCCAGGGCTGCGGCCGCCCGTGCGAACGTGTCAGCGTAGGTCGTCTGCATGGCCGAGCGCACCGTGGAGCCGGCATAGGTCGACGGCTTCCACTTGCGCCCGAGGGTGTCGAGCACCGCGAACGACATCGGCTTTTGCTGCTCGGCGATGCGCGCCGAGCGCACGGCCTCCTCATACGGATAGCCGCGCCGGGTCATCAGGAGATCGACACGCAGGCAGAAGTCGCGCATGCGCTTCGCCGCGGCCGCGCAGTCCTTCTGGAGTGCCGCCGACAGCGTGCCGAGCACTTCGGCGCGCACGGCGCGGGCCGCGTCGATCACCTCGCCCGGCAGCGACGCGGGGAACTCCGCAGCGCCCGTATCCTTGAGCGCGGTCTCCGCGGCGTCGGCGAGCGCCGAGCCCAGCCAGTCGGCAAAGAGAGTCAGTGTGCTCTGCTCCAGCTGGTCGGATGCGCGGCGAAACGCGTCAATCGCGCGCGCCGAGGTGGGCACCGCGCCCGTCATGCTCTCGGCCACGAGGCCCGTGAGCGCCAGATGAAAACTGCGATAGGACTGCTCGAACACCTGGCCGACCGTATCGATGAGGTGGTTTTTCATGCTCATGTTCAGGCTCGCGAAAGACGGATGCGTTTGACGATGTAGCGCGACAGCTCATGCATCGCGCGCGGACAGATCAGCTGGCGCACCGGGCGCACCTGACCGAACATGGTGGTCGAGCTGCCGATGGTCTCCGAGGTGATGCCCTGCTGGCGCTTGGCGAGCACCGGGTCGGTGCCGAGCAGGTCGTCAGCCTCAAGGATCTGCGCGCGCTCCATGCTCTGCCGGAAGTCGACCGGCAGCGACAGATACTGGTCCTGCGTGAACTGGATGATCGAGTAGATGCCGAACTCGGGGAAAATGAAGTTCTGCCAGTTCTCGCTCCAGCGGTAGCGGTAGCTCATCTGCCCCAGGTTCAGGCGGGCCTGGATCATCGCGCTCACCCGCTGGTCGCGCGTGGCGCCATTCCAGCCGTTCAGGTTCGGGAGATCGAGCGCGACAAGCTCTGCCTTGTTGATGGTCTGGAACGAGTTCGTGCCCGGCACCAGGATGCTGTTGGCGTCGGGCGCGAGGATGTATTCCTGCGTCTGCAGCACGTTGCCGCCAATCGTGCTGAGTGTCAGCTCGCAGCGGCGGTAGGCGCGCAGCGTGCCGAACTGCGGCACGAGGTTTGAGGCCGGTGGCTGGGGCGTCTGGTTCAGCGCAGCCGGGATGAGAATGACGATCGGATTGGCGGTGCTGTCCACGGCAGCCGGCCCGACCAGCACATTCCCGTCCTCATCCAGCACGCGGTAGCTCGCCGCGCTGGGCAACACAGGCTGACCCTGGGCGTCAACTACCGGGAAGGACAGGCTGACGTCCGACGCGGCGAGATACGTGTTCATGGATTACTCCGCGGCGGGCGTTGCGTCGGCCGGTGCTGCCGGTGCTGCCGGTGCTGCCGGTGCTGCCGGTGCTGCCGGTTGCGGCGCGGCTTCAGGGGCGGCCTGCGGCTCAGGGGCGGGCACAGCGGGCGCATCCGTGGCGGCCTTTGCGTTCTGGGCCTTCATGATCTGCGCGATCAGCTCAGCGATGCCGGTTGCCTTCACGCCGTAGACGTCGCCGATCTCGCGCAGCCCCTTGATGCCCTTCTCGTTGGCGATGCCCTCCAGCTGCTCCTGCGTGAACTGCAGTTTCGGCTGCGGCTTGCCGGTGACGGGATCGGCGCCGAACACGCCCATCGGCTTCGACTTGCTGTCGAGCGCCTGCTGCGAGGAGCTCGGGTTCGTGCCATCGAGCCGGTCGATGCGCACGATGTTCGCCAGTCGCCGCGCTTCGCCGTCCGACACGTCGATCACCGACACGCCGCCGCGAAAGTCCACGCCGCCGAAGTTGCCGGTGTAGCCTTCCCAGCCTTTCTGAACCAGTTTGATCTTCATTCGTTTTCTCTCAAGAAAAAGGGCAATGAGCCGAAGCCCATTGCCCTTGATTTTAGCGTAGATAAGTCACCCGTGACTTATCTCAGGCGCCCAACGATCAGACGTTCGTGATGCCCTGCAGACGCGCCAGCGAACGCGTGGACTTCAGGGCCGAGCCGCAATACCACTTCACGCGGATGCGGTCTGCGTCCTTGTTCTGCACCGTGCCGATGTCCTCGATACGGATACCCGCGTCCTTGCCGCCCCACAGGCCGTGAAAGCCGTCGAGCTCGTTCAGGCGCAGCGCGTAGACCGAACAGGTGTTGGCGTTCGAGCCCATCGTCTCGCCGGCCGCGAGCCAGTCGTTACGCAGGATCGGCACGCCGTTGTGGGCGAGCAGTGCCTGGCCGAAATTCGGGATTTCGACCATCTGCGGCTGGATACCGCCGGTTGCGTAGAGCAGCGCGCGATAGGCGCGGATCGTGCCCGCGCGCATCACGAATGCATCGGGGCCGTTGATGACGGCATCGTGCAGCTCGTCGAGCATGTTCAGCGTGAGCGCGGCGCCGTTCGTGTCCGCCTGGATCGTCATCGCCCCGGTCACCAGCTGCGGCAGGCCGTCGAACTCGTTCGGGCTCGTCGAGCTGTTGCCTTGCGCGATCGTCTTCTTGAAGATGCGGCCCACGGCCTTCGCCTTCAGGGCGATCTGCGTTGCGCGCTGGTCGTTCGTGTCCGACTCGGTTTCCTGCAGGAACTTGTCGACGTCCACGTCGCCTGCGAGGATGCGCAGCTTCGAGACGACTTCGGTGAAGTCGCCAGCCGACTCGTTCACCTGGTCGTTCGGCGACAGGAAGTCGGCGCTCGGCAGCGTGTTCTCGCGGTTGTAGACGTAGGCTTTGCCGTTGATGCCGACGAACGGCAGCAACGCGAAGAGCTCATCCTTTTCGATGATTTCCTCGATAACGCCTGCGACAAGCTCGTTGTTGCTCAGCATGTCAGCAGCTTCTTGAAGCAATGGCATAGCTTTTTCCTTTCGAAAAGAAATGGGTATAGTAACCCGTGACTTACTTTATCAGGAAAGTCACGGGTTTACAAGTCGCGCGCCTTACTTCGACAGGCCGGCCTTGGCAAGCCCTGCCGAAATCTTCGCGCGCGCGGACCGGTCGACAACCTTCGTCGGCTTGGCGCCCGGCACGGCCGCGGGGTTGGTGTTCGAACCCGCGCCTGCCTTCAGCTTCGACTTCATCAGCGAGTCCTTGTCCGGGTCGGCGTCCACGAGCTTTGCGAGCGCGGCGTCGAAACCGAGCGGCTCACCCTTGGCGTCGACCAGCACATGACGCTCCTTGGCGCCGGCCGGCTTGTCGAACGCGACCACCTGGCCGTCCTGAAACTCGAAGTGGCCGCCATAGACGCGACGCGCCTTCGCGACCGACAGCGTGAGCTCTTCCGCGATGAACTTCGAAGTGCCGAAGGCATTGCCCACGGTCAGCTCGGCGATCTGGCCGGCAAGCTCGGCGTTGCGCTGCTCGGCGGCCGACACCTTGTCTTCGCGCGCCTTGAGCTCAACGTTGTGCTGCTCGACCATCTGCGCCTTGAGCGCGTCCCACTGGCCCTTTGCCTCCAGCTGCGCGACTTCGGCCTCCTTCTTGGCCTTCACGAGCTCGCGCAGCTCCTTGGCGTCGAGCCCGTCGAACTCGGCCAGGCGCGCAGTGGCGGCGGCCAGCTCGACATCCTTCGCCTTGAGCTTTTCCTTCTTGTCCATCACCTCGCGAAGCAGCGCGGCCTCGGTGTCGGTGGGCTTTTTGCTGCCGGCCGGCGCGGGGTCACCCGTGCCACCCTGGCCGCCTGCGCCGCCTTCCTTGCCAGCGCCCGAGCCAGCGCCGCCGGCATTACCCGCGCCGGCGCCCTCGCTGCCCGCGCCGCCACCACTACCTTCGCCGCCTTCACCGCCTTGCGGCTCCCAGTAGCCACGGCCCACCAACATCTGCTTCACGTCACGGAATCGCATGTTCTTTACTCTCGGTTTGACCGTTCTCTCGGTCGGGTTTGAATGTCGGGCCGCTCTCTTGGCCCGGCCTTTGTTACTCAGCCTTCAACATCTGGTTCGAGATGGTTCTGCCACCCATCTTTTGAAGCGAAGCGCTGGACATGGGGTTGCCCCCAAGTCCGGCGCCAGGGGCTGCCA